GTGGTCGCAGCGTACAGGATGCCCGTCGAGGTCGGAATACCCACGCGGATATTCGTCGTATCGTTGTTGAAGGGCGTCGTAATGTCGAGAACACACTCGTAGAAAGTGGAACCGGCGGGAGCAACGAACAGCGGGATGGTGGTGGCGGCAGCCGCCGTGCCAGTCTTCGCCGTGTTCACCACAACCGAGTAACGGCCCGGAACGCGCGCTTCCACAAGGTTGACGGGCTCGGGACCCGGTGGCTCATGGTTGCGGACGTTGAGTGGGAAGCTAAAGCTAGTCATCTGATTCTCCTTTGGAATGGAGGAAAGGGGGCTTTCGCCCCCAATCCGTTAGGTGGAACCAGACGAACCGAACCACTGACGCCAGTCGGACCAGCCGAAGCTATAACGCTCGCGGGCCTTGTAGCGCATGTTGCCGGTCAGGAAGTCCACATCGTCCTTCGTAGCCAGCGGCGCGCGGACGAACATCTTGGTGCCGTTCGGAACGTCCGTCCGAATGAACCAAGCGTTCGGGTCCGTGAACCGGTGGTTGACGGTGTAGCCCTTCGAGAACAGGCCCATGTCCTTCATAGCGTTCGTGTCGTTGTCAGCCGTCCCGACGCGGAGGTCCGAGAACAGGATGCGGTGAGCAACGAACTGAAGCTGCGGAGGAATGTGCAGGCTCACGGCGCGAGCGCCGATCAGCAGGCCACGGTCGTCCTTGGTCAGCGAGATGTTAATCAGCGCCGCTTCAAGGGCCGTTTCCGACAGGTCGGTGCTGACCCGGTTGGACTGGTTGCCCGCCGCGAGGGTCGGGTGGTCCGTCGCAAACAGCGGCTTGCCGTCACCACCCGCGTACAGCGAGCTAGAGGAGAAGCCGTTGTTGTAGACGTTAGCCGCCTTGACCTGCTTGGCGTTCGCCATCGCACGGCCCATCGCGTTCGCCTTCATCTTACCCGTGGTGCCATAGAGGTTGTCCTCGATAGCTTCCTCGGTGATTGCGAACGCCATCGCAACGGTCTCGTGGGTGTAGCGGCTGGTCCAGGCTTCCGACGCGGTGTCGAAGAACACCTGATCGCCTTCCGACTTGACCGGGGCCGTACCAAAGCCCGTCATCAGCACTTCTTCTTCGAACGAGCGATCCGACTTCTCCACATCGAAGAGAGGCGTATGCTCGTTGTCAATGCTCTTGTAAGCAGTGCCGAAGATAGCGTTGAGGCCGGGGACAAGCTGCTTCGCGAATTGGGCGCGAGTCAAAATAGCCATTTTCTATGTCCCCCTATTAAGCCGCAGAAACCTGCTGGAGGATCGGGCCATTCAGCTTCACGACCAGCACCGGGAACGGATCGCCCCAGTTATTGTCGGGAATGTTGGCCAGACCCACAAGCTTCACCGCCGTATTGATGGCGGAGGTGCGGGTAGACGCCTGAAGCGCGTAACGCGAGACACCGTACACGGAGTCCACATCACCGCCAGCGGCAGTCACGTTGAAGTTAAGACCCAGATCGCCCGCCGTCACCGAGGCATTCGCCTGGATCAGGAACGTCGCAAACGGGTTGTCAATGACAAAGGCCGTCGGGCGGTCGGAACCGTCGTACAGGCCAGCCGAAGACGTATCCGCCGGGATCGAGTTGCGAAGCTGCGGCTGCTTCGTGGTCGGGTCGATCCACGCAAAGCCGGCAGCAACGCCCAGCAGGGGGCCGTCACCGCTGGCGCCAGCCGAAGTAATCACGCCGCCCGACAGCTTGACCGGAGAGCCCTTACCGAGGTCAGGGCAGGCCGAGCCGTTGGGAAGCGGATAAGCGCGGACTTCGTTACCATGCGTGCCAAGGGCAGCCACGGCGCGGAGTCCGAAGGGTGCGAAAGAAGCGGGCACCTTATCCTCCTTTGTATGTTATCCGAATGAGGGACGTCGCCCTCGGGAAAAGCGTTTGGAACCTTCATTGGCAAAACGCTGCGCTCGGCCCGTGCTGTCTTCGTAGCTCACCGTCTTCATATCGAAAGCCTGCTCCGCTTGAATGGCCCGGTCCTCGGCCCACTTTTGGATGGCTTCCGCCTTACGTCGCGGCAACTTCGCCAGAACAAGGTCGCCATTGATAGCGGCGCCTGCCAGTGCAGAAATCTTGCTTTCGAGACCGGGGAAAACGTAACCGGCGGGAACTTCTTCCAGCGGCACGAATGCCCACCCTTCTCGCATGCGCTGAGAAATGTTGTTGAAATCGTCCTGATCCCCATTTCGAAACCGGACCCATCGGTAAGCGTACTGGTCCACATCGGGCATGGGAGGGATTTCTAGCGCATTTGGAGGATTATACTCCATGTCAAGGGAATTTTCAAGAGGCTCATCGAGCGAGTTGTCGGAAGCCATGCTCTTGCGGGGCATTACACAATCTCCGTATATTGGCTGGTAGTCTGGGCAGCACGTTCGGCACGGGCCTTTTCGCGTGCGTAGTCTTCAACGCTGATGCCAAGGTGGTTGGCCATCTCGCGATCCGACTGGGTAATGGTGACGCGGACCTTGCCGGGAGTAGCAGCGGGCGTCGCCCGGTTCTGGATGGTGGGGTTGCTGGAAGCGGGGCGAGCAGCAGTGCGGCCACCCAGCTTGGTCGGGAACTCGGACTTGAGGCGCTTGTCCAGTTCGTCGAAGTAGTCGGGGTCGTCGGGCTGATAGCCGTCCGCAACCATCTGCTGGTCAATGACACGGGCACCGGCCGTCATGACGGGGTCCTTATTGAACCAAGTCTTGTTGCGCTCATACCACTCGGTAGCGGCGGGAGAGGGCGCCTTGCGGGCAGGCTGACTAGGCTGTGTCTGCCGGGTCTGCTGCGGGGTGTCCGACCCAGATTGCTGAGTCGGCTTCGTAGGGATCGAGCGCCGGTCCCTTTCGATCTGCTGCTTTTCGGCGGCAAGGGTAGCCATCTTCTGCTGAACTTCGAAGATCTTCTCACGGTCACCCGCGTCGAAGGCCTGGTCAAAGTCCCGTCGAAGCGCCTGCATAGAGGCGTCGATGCTCTTAGCGTAGAAGTCGAAGCCGATGGCCGCGCCGTCGTTGGCATCTTGCTCGAACTTCTTGGCCCGTTCTTCAGCTTGGGCAAGACGGGCTTGCGCTTCGTTCAGTTGTCGGGCATAAGCGTCACGTTGGGCCTTGAGCCGCTGGCTCCGGGTCAGCTTCTTAGTGCGCTCGCTAGGAGTAGCTTCTGTGCTAGAGTCGTCGTCATCGTCGTCAGCCTCCGGTTCGGAAGCGGCCTTTGTGGGGGCTTCCGCCTCGGGGGCGATTTCGACTTCGTTGGGCTCTAGACCTTCGTGGACGATCTCGATATCGGAGGCTTCCTCCTTAGAGGCTTTGCCCGGATTGTCGAGGTCGAGTTCCTTGTAACCGTCAGACATGGGATTTTATTCCTTGAAGTTGGCGTCGAGGTATTCGGGCTTATCGACCACCAGTTCGATGGAGGATGCCTTGACCAGCAGGAGCTTGACGCCCTTCCACCAAATCTTCTGGCCAGCGAACTTGGCATAGACGATGTAATCACCGGGCTTGACCCACGGCCCCTTCCGGTAGATATCTTCGTCCACGAACGCCAGTTCACCGAGAGCAAGGACACGACCCACAGTGTTGAGGTATTCCCGGTCTTCACGGAACGTATCGGGAAGCAGGATTCCGCCCGCAGACTTGCGCCGAATGGGCACCGGTCGGACAAGAATCCCTACGCCAGGAATCCTAGGCAGCGGGGCCGGGTCAGGAATTTCTTCCTGGGACACCCACTGGTCGTTGGTAAGCGCCCCGTCAAGAGGCGTGCGCGCGGTAATCATTAGTCCCTTTCTTCCATTGGGGTTTTCTCGAACAGCGACTTCAACAGTTCAATGGCTGTGTTGAGGCCGTGAATGGTGCCGCAAGCCCTCGCATAGTCGTCGTAGGACTTGGCGGCACCCCTAGACAGAGAGTCCTTCTCCCTGTCTATTCTCTTCTGTACTTCTGCTACGTATTCGGATAGTAGTCTCATTGACCTGCGAGGTTAGCCCTCTCTGCCAGTTTCGTAGCTTGAAGATCGGCTAGTTTGGCAGAACTATCAAGTATTTTTCCAGATGCCGCAATCTGGTTCTTCTTGTTCTTGTCCTCGGCATCCAGCAACATGCCAGCTTCCTTCAGGTCCAGTTCGCGATTCTTGAGGGCGATCTTGGCAGCCTCGCGAACATCCTGCGACTGGATACGGGCCGCCGAAAGCTGAAGCTCCTGTGCATTCAGTTGGATCATCTGCTGCTCGGCGCTCGGACCCTGCTCACCGCCCATGCCCGACTGTGCCGAGATCATCAGCAGTTGGGTGGCGATCTGCGCCTGGACGTTCTCGTCTTGGATGGGCATGCCCATCTGCTGGGCGAGAAGGGCCGCTTGTGCCACGAACATAAGAACCTTATGCTCCGAGATATTCGACGTCAGCAACTGCATGCCAACGGCGACAGTCGGATCATTGGTGCCCTGCATCTGCGGCGACTTGAGGAAGGCTTCCTTGACTGCGATGTGCGCCATGTGGTTCTGGCCAAGTTGGGCCTTGATTGGCTTCCCGCCCATAGCCACTTGGATTTCGGTCAGCGGGTCGGCACTGACAGCATTGGCCATCGGATCGACCAGCAGCTTGTCAATGTTCTCGGTGCCCATCGCATAGTAGAAGCGGCGCAGCGCCTCCTTCATGTCGTGGAGTTGAGGGAAGCGGGCCGCCATTTCCAGTTCGACCTGGGCACGGGCGACACGTTGCGACTCCGTCATAGCATTGGGGTCGGAGGCCGGAAGTACGTCCACGACAGCGGGGTCGAAGTCCGTGCGCTGAACGAACTGGTTCTCCGAGTTGACGACGTAGTTGACAACGTCGGGCAGGTTCTCGAAGTTCAGTTCGCCCAGCAGCTTGAGGAACTCGCCCTGCGACTGGTGCAGGCGCTTGTGGATAGACGAGTAGAAACGTTGCGAGGTTTCGAGGAGGGCCAGCGTGGTGGCGACCGGGCCGTAGTTGGAGGCACCGGCCACGACTTCATCGGCAGCGTCAGCGAACTTCTGGCCGCTGTCCACCATGAACTTCAGCAGGGTGAAGAGGGTCTGCGACGGTTCCTTGGCAGGCAGCGGGAAGAACGCACTCTTCAGTTCCTCGGGCGCCAAGTTGACGTCGCGCCACTCACCAAAGCCGAGAGGGGTATCGCTGTCGGAGAACTTGGCATCTTGGGACTTGAAGCCCGCCTGCCAGTTGGCGTACTGACCGGAATCCACCAGCGCACGAAGCGCCACCGTCGAAGCCGCCGCAAGGTCGCCAATCAGGTGAACGTAGCCAAGGGAGTAGAAGCCGAAGGCAGGGATGCAGTGATCGACCGTGTACCACAGGCGCTTCTGCATGGCTTCGTCGGCTTCACGCCAGTTGCGCTTGATCGAGTAGACCTTGCCCGTCTTGACGTTGAAGTGGACGATGTAGGGCGCCATGCCGCCGTCGGGCAGCAGGGGATCGACGCCTTCGAGGTCGAGGTAGCAGTGGGCTTCACCGACCATATAGCCCTTGCGTTCGAGCGACAGGTCGAAGCCTTGGGCGCGGGCAATGGCCTCGGTGATTTCGTTGGTGTCGAGGGTTTCTTCGGAGTCGTTCTCGTCGGGCTTGAGGAAGGTGCCGCTGTCTACGAGGTTCCGCATCTTGCGCGGCGACAGTTCCATGACCTCGATGTACTCGTCGGCATCCTTGAGATGGGTAGCCGCCGGGTCGATGTAGAAGTTTTCGGCGTAGACGACGGTCGGGTCAGGCGTGCTGGTCTGCGTGTTCCAACCGGCCTTGCGGATGCCGACGCCCATGAAGCCGACGCGGAACAGGTTGCGTTCGAGGTCCGAATAGAAGCCTGCGATCTGATCGACAAGCTGGTGGTTCATGTAGGACTTGACGCGGGCGGCAGCCTGTTCGCGGGCCGGGTCGGTATAGCCAAGGATGCGGGTACGGACGGGGCCGCGCGCAGGCCACAACTCTTGGATGGCCTTGGCTTGGAACTTGACCACGTTCTCGATGAGGAGCGGGTGAACGGCGGTGCAGGCCCCGTCGACTTCGGTGTTGCCCTCGCCTTCCGTGTTGAGGCCAAGCCACTGGATGCCCTTCTTGATCTTCTCTTCCCACTGCTGGCGGGAGTTCTTGAAGGACGTAAGTACGTCTTGACGGTCGGAGCCAATGTCGTCTACGACGGCGCTGTCTAGGAAGGGGACGAGGTTGGCATCGAATGACATATCGACCTCGATGACTTCGGCGTCTGGAATGAGCAGGAGGGATTCCTCCGAGAACTCGAACTCGATCTCGGGCGCTTCGTTGTCGTCGGACGGGAGGATCGGATTATCGGACATGGCTCACTTGGCTCCAATAGCTACGGAATGGGCGCCGCTTAGAAGGTCCTTCGGGGCGGCTGACAGTTTCTTGTGTCAGTTCATAGCGGCGACGCAAGTAAAGAAGGGCCATGACCATTGCGTCGACCGAGTCGTCATGGGCGCCCTTCGGGAACTCCAATGCCTCTTGCAGCAGTTCGGCGGCGTACTTCTTCTTGAGAGGTATCCACACGCGCTGCCGCTCGATAATGCCAGTTACAGCATGAGCGCGGGCTAGCTTATCACGGTCAGGCTGGAAAGGCAA